GTCCTTTTAGCTGAACAAAAAGCTTCTGCTGATCTTGCGAATGCACAAGCTGTAGTATCATCTGCAACAAATGCATATACAAACGCACAAACAGCAGTCGCAGCAACAACTGTAGTTGCGAATATCGTTGCTGCAATTGCCTTAGCTGCTGGCATTTAAAATCGTAGTCCAATACTAGACTTAGTGATATGGGGATTTATTCAGATGGTAATATATATGGTATTTCAATTAAAGTAGAAGATTTAACAGTATATGAAAAGATATATGATGAACCAGCAACATCTTTTCAAATACAAGAAGCAAAAGATTTTTATAAGTCAATTGGTCAAAAAGGATATGTTCTTATTTGTATTAAATCTTCTAGCACTTACATTCTAGATCCAAACAGTTTTATTTCTTGGGTACCATCTGATTTAATAAGCAAATAAGAGACCAGCTCGCCCACCATAGACCCTCAAAATGTTATATGTTTCCGCCCATACATAGATTGTATAAGCTGGAACATCAGATTGCCTCATAGAACCACGAAAAGGTTTGAATGTTAAAGAAAGTTCTATACGAGTAATTTTATCCAAGTTTGCGTGTCCCATTGGCTGGCTTATACCGAATGCCTCAGAGTTTGTGCCAAAGGGTAAATGATAGTAATATTTATTATGCCATGGTGTTTTCCTCTGTTCTATCGTAGGAAGTATGGAGCGGAAGAATTCTGGGGAACTCGTTGAATATCGTATCATCTTGCCTTCATATAATAGTTCTAAACTCTGAATCGGCTCAGATTCCAATGCCGAAAAGGCAGGGACTAATGGGGTAAATCGGTCAAGAGTTAAACCCTTCGCATCGGGCCACCAAGGAGCTATTACACCTACTCCACTCAAATCTACAATAGCTGCACCGGACAAGTCACGAGTAGCCAAGAAGGGAGCATTCAATAAATCAGCATCAACTCTGTGTGCCATGAAATAGATTTCTCGGCAAGGATTAGGAATTCTTAAAGGAATTCGGGTTGTGAAATGACCCTTTGTCTCCTGCTTGAATGAATAATGCTGGACGACAGGATATGACAAATCTGCCAGACGAATTCGGTTCGCCTCAGGTCGGTCCAGATACACATATTCCAAAAGAATATATGATTCTTGTATTTGAAAGGAATCTGGCATCTGAATGCCAGGGATACGACGGACCCTCACAGATTTCTCTGGATTGCCATTCAAACCAAAAATCTCCTCTCCATTTGCATCCAAGACATAGAAAGGACTTCCTGCCATTGGAGGCATAGCAAGTAAGCCATTCACCCCTGGTATTGCTGCTGTTGCCTCATCGCCTTTGTGAAATATCCTTTCACACCCCTTCACAAGTGTCTGAGATGGAATAGCAGCAACTGCTGGAGACCCTGGTGTAATCACATAGGACCTCGGGTCCTTTATACGACTTGTACTCACATATAACGCATCCACCACATTATATGATGCTCCCAACTGAACCAAATCATTCCCTATAGCATCAATCGGCAAAGCTGAAGAAGGGTCGCCACGAGCAAACCAAAAAGGTAAAGGAGTTATCACTTCTTGAATACCGCCGTGACCGTTGGATTTTGGAGTAAATCCATCATCATGACGACCCAATAAACGATTCACAGTTGTCGTCTTTTCTAACGGCGTATGAAACTCGTCTAATACTTCTAACAATCTGCCGTCCAGAGTATCTATCGGAGCTCCTCCAATGCTAAGAGTCGCTGATGTGATCAAAGCGTGTCCTATTGAATTCGTCCAACCAAATGTTGGACCAGCAAACTGGAGGCCATTATCTGTGGCATACTTTCTGGCCGCTGCCTGAGTTGTTGAGATATCTGGCATTCGTGTAACAAGGAATGCTCTAGTTACCAAATGTCCTCGTCTAGGAATAGTTATTTTAGCACTTGAACCAAATGCCGGTTGGTTATCAAAATCTACACGATATAATTCTGTGGTAAATCTCCCACCCTTTATAAAGGTTTTCTGGTAAGCATCAGTCTGTATCTTCGGCGATAAAAGGCGTTCATCTTGAAGGCCTGAACTCAGAAGTCTTAAAAGGCCGGCAGATGCCATTCTGTTTGAAGCCTCTTACAAAATCTTTAGCTATTTCAATATTAGAAATGACATCTTCTTCCTTCATAGGGATAACATACTTACATATTTTAGCTGGTCTAGGTATAACTGCAATAAGTGCGGAGCGGCCTTTGACATCAAATCCTATCGCATTCATAATTGAAGCAATTCTATCCCTTATAATTTTATGGATTCTTCTACCTATGGAACCCGGCCCACTCAAATATGCGTTAGCCATTACCTTTGCTGTTCTCATCGGCCAAATTCTGACAAAGTTCGTTAAGAAGCTTGAAGATAAGAAGATTCTTACAGAAGTCCTCTTAACAGTTGCGGGAATTTTCTTGGCCATGACAGCCGTCGGATTCTACGATAATCAAAATATCCTAGGATTCGGCGTATATCTGTTTGCTGCGCTACTAGGGCTCGTAATTGCCAGAGTTCTTCTTATCTTTGGTCTCTTTGGAGGAGCATCAACAGAATCTGTAAGCTCCATAAACACTGGTTTATCCTGGTTTGGAACTGTATTATTCACGATTTACGTAGCGTATGACACACAGCGCCTAAAGGCAGATGCTCGTCTTAAAAAGAAGGACTATGTCAATTCATCAATGGGACTCTTCCTAGATGCCATTAATCTGTTTGAAAATGTTGGTGATATATTAGAATGAAGATTTATGTTATTGTGTTATTGTTATTAAAAGCATCAATGATAGTTCAATTTATTCTTATTTCAGCAAAAATAGAATCAGCTGACAGCCTCGCATACCTTATCTCTGACACATTATTCAAAGCTATCCTTGGAACATTCTTAATTACTTTTTTCGCAATAAACGGTTCGTCTAATTTTGATAGCTGGGATGAAGTCTTTATTGGGTTCGGCGGGGTACTCTTGCTCTTCGATTCGGTCTATACCTCATTTCCTAAAGTCTTACGCAAATTCAATATATACTTTAATCCATATACATTTTATTTGTCAAACCGTCCTGAAAACGGAGCCACTGTAAGCCAATAACAAAAACTTTGACTTCCCAATCTAACTCATATTGACCCGTGGGTGGTGTTATACCCAATGTGAGACGAACACTTTGTAACCTTGATGCATTTGCTGTGCCTGAAGGTTGAAAAGTTCCAGGATGCTGGGAAAATGAATATCCATATATATAATTCTCATACGCAGCAGCACCACCTGGATGTTTTAGAGAAATATGCCTACGAAACCATTGCTCCTCTCCTTTTATAATATCTATACCATTGAATTGTATACTTGCCGACTGTAAAAGGGGCCTTAATGGATTATATACAGGGTCTAGTTCAGCACTCATAACAGCAGAATAGTTGGTCCATTCGTTATTATTCGCAGTCGCCTTACGACGAACAAACCATATAATTTCTTCTATCGGGTTATTTACCTCTAATGGAAGTTGAATCTGGATTGTGTCAGAGGATGTCTTGTTAATTAAGTATTTGAGTGGCTCGGCGAAATCAAACGTTGATACACATCTGATTAAATTTTCAAATGGTTTTCTTAAGATTCGTTGCCGAATAGAAGTATCTGTATGAGCAGCACGAGTTATCAATTGGATTCCTTTGAATTGTGGTATAACATCAGATGATCTAATAATATCGTTTAAGAATACACCATTTCTCTTAGATTTAATTGCAAAGGATTTTCCTAAAGGCGTATCCATACAGTCGGCACGACGCCCTGACAATATTCTTACACATTCATTAAAAGGACGAAGATGGACGTGGATACGAACAGAACCCTCTTTACATGCGAGAAGAGGAAATGATTCTTGTAGCTTGATACGACTGAAGAAAAATGGCAGAGGAATAAAGAGAGATTTGCCCTGTGTGGGAAAGGGCTTATTTGCTGGACTGTGTAAAAGGGATGTGAGTGGCTCACGACCTAGTCCATCGGTGGCCAATCCGAACTGTGAATTTAAATCTTGGAATAATAAACTTACAACATTCAAGAAATCTCCATCTACCGTCTCAATCGTTTGGTCATTCACCTCAAACTCCGCTTTTTCAAGAATAACTGAGCCTAGAGAATTCGCATAAAACCATAGATTGGGATCCGTTGTTGTATATTTACCGCCTTCGAAGCGCATAATATCGGTTTCGTTGAGCCAATGACCGAGGTCTATTTGTAGGACTGTATTGAATAATAGATCGCCACAACTAACCGATTTTAAATCAAATGTGAAACGTTGCCCGAAGCCTGTTGGGCCTCGGAATGGAAACTGCTGAATACACATAGTAAACGGATTAATGCGTCTGTTTTCAGGTGGAAGCCATAACGTTTTATCAGCTGAAAGTGGATAGAAGGTGTTATCTTGCATATCACGTGGTGCCAAGTCGAGAAGTGTAACTATGTCTCCACTTGGCCTAATAAATCCTTCAGAGCCGATTGGTGCTTGTGGCAAGTCGCTCATCTATTGTTTGTACA